CGGAATTTGTTGTTGAGTCGGCCGAAGCAATGTGGGAATCTGCCCGAATGGTCATGGCAGACACGACTGTGCGGCTTGCCATTACACCAGGGCTATTTGCACTCGTGCCGCTGGATCTGTCTCGACGCACCACCGACTTTGGCCAGAGAGAAATCACGACCTACACGTCGATCGTTCGGAACATGATTATGGAACGCACGTTGTCGCATATAGGTCAAATGGCGCTGTCAGAACAAGTGCAACGAGCCGTGTCTGGCCGAGTCGGAGCAACCATCACGTTGTCATCACAAAAATCTCCAGGCCCAATCGAGCAATGTCGCTGCATGGTCGTCGCCGCTGGCATGGCTGCGAAACCTGTTTCAGACGTGCGAAAACCTATGATTGGAACAGGTCGCTAAATTACACAGGTGTCATTGACCTATCCACAGGCCATGTGGAAAACTTGTGAACGTGGGTCTATTTCGCACAAAGCCGGCACCGGCCTTCGGTGTGTCTGAAGTCAAAGCCGCTGCGGGCGGCGCAGGTAGGCCCGGCGCGTTCAGTTCATACTCAGTCGGTGCTGGAACTGAACGTGCTTTGTCAATCCCAACTGTGAACCGTGCAGTAGGTCTGATCACCTCGACTATCGCTGGTCTTGACCTAAAGCAATACACAATGCAATGGGATCCAGGACTAGAAAAATACGAACGCATCTATGTCCCAGGGGAATCCTGGTTCACACGACCTGACCCGACAGTCACACGCAACTTCATCATGTCGGCAACCGTCAAAGACCTAATGTTGAACGGGCGCGCCTTCTGGTACATCACAAGCCGCTACAGCACAGGTTTCCCTGCGTCCTATATGTGGCTACCTAGCGAACAAGTGCAAACCCTCGACCAGGCAGGCCCAGAATGGTTTGGCATGTCAGACGACATCCAATTCAACGGCGTCGAACTGGCAACCGAAAACGTCGTGCAATTCCTGTCCCCACTAGACGGCATCCTGTGGACAGGCAGCCGAGCAATAGACATTGCCCACCGACTCGACGAAGCAGCAAAACGGTTTGCGTCAGCAGAAATCGCAGCAGGCTATCTGCAACAAAAAGACGGATCAGAACCAATGTCAGGCGACGAACTCTCAGAATTGGCTGCCGCCTGGGCTGAAGCACGATCCACACGAGCAATCGGCGCCCTCAACCAATACGTCGAATTTAGAGAGTTCGACAGCAACCCCTCAACGCTGCAACTTATGGAAGGCCGCCAACACGCCGCCCTAGAACTGTCACGCGTCTGCCAAGTACCTGCCTGGCTCGTAGGACTGTCCGTCGGCGGCATGGTTTACCAAAACAGCCAGCAAGCACGAACCGACCTGATCATGTTCGGCGCGTCACCGTTCATTAACTGCATACAAGAAACACTCAGCCTTGACACCGTGACACCAAAAGGCAGACACGTCTGCTTCGACATCGAGCGTTACCTGAGCGGCTCAGAACTAGGCAGCGAAATAACTGTCGAAAGCGAAATGGAAGAATACGTCAATGATTAGATTTACCGCGCAATCAGTCACCCTGGACGCCGCCGCAGGCGACGAACCACGAACAATCTCCGGCATCGCCGCACCATACGGCGTCGAAGCAAACGTCAGCACCGGCCAAGCAATCCGCTTAGAAGCAGGATCGCTACCAACAGACGGCCCAGCGCCACGCCTATTGTTGGAACACGACTCAACAGCGCAACCGGTCGGCATGGTCACAGCACGCGAAGAAACACCCGAAGGCATGCTGTTCACCGCTGAGATTGCTAAAACACGCGCTGGCGACGACCTTGTGGAACTCTTGAAAATGGGCGCGTACGATTCCGTAAGCATCGGCATTGAAGCAACCGACGTTGAGCAAGACGGACGAACCACCATTGTGAAAGCAGCAAAATGGAAAGAACTGTCAGTTGTTTTTGAGCCAGCATTTGCCGCAGCAAAAATCACAGAAATCGCCGCATCCGCAGAGGATGAGGACAGCACCGAAAACCCCGAAACCACTTCCGAGGAGGAAGAACCTATGACAGAACAAACCCCTGAGGTCGTGGAAGCAGCAGCCGAAACGATCCCAACACCAACCGTTTTTGCACAACCAAAACAGTTCAAATTGCCATCAGCAGGAGAATGGATTGCAGCAGCAATCGAAGGCGGCCACCGCTGGCACCAAATGAACGAAAACATCCTCGCAGCGGCGCCCGATGTAAGCACGTCGAGCAACGACGGAATTTTGCCGGAGCCTATCGTGTCGCCGGTCTACAACAGTTACCTCGGGATCCGCCCCGTCATTGACGCCTTCGGCGCGCGTGCCATGCCAGGCACCGGCAAAGTGTTCATCCGTCCAAGCGTCAGCACCCACACCTCGATGGCCGCTCAAAGCGCCGAACTTGCAACCCTGCAAGCAGGAGAATTCCAAGTCGCCGAGAACCAGGTAACAAAGCAGGGCTACGGCGGCTACGTGACAGTCTCAGAACAAATCCAGGACTTCAGCGACCCAGACGTCATCAACCTCATTTTGGAAGACATGGGACGCGTCTACGGACAGACCGTTGACAACGTGGCAGCAGACGCCCTCGCAACAGGCGCATCAGTCACCGCCAACTTTGCAAACGCCAACGTCGCAGACCCAACCGAATGGCTTGGATGGCTCTACAGCGCCGCAGCCGTCATCTTGACTAACGCAGGCAACGGCGGACACCTCCCATCACACTTGTTCGTTTCAGCGAAAAACTGGGAAGCACTCGGCACCCTGGAAGATTCCCAGGGCCGTCCGCTGTTCCCACAGGTAGGCCCAATGAACGCATTTGGCACACAAACGCCAGGCACCTCAAACTTTGTTGCGTTCGGCCTCCAGGTAGTCGTTGACACCAACTTTGACAACACCGGATCAGGCACCATGATCCTGGGCGACACAACAGGCTTTGAGATTTACGAACAAACCAAAGGTTTCTTGCGTGTACAAAACGCACAGATTCGGGGCACCGACATCTCCTGGTTCTCATACTTTGCGACGTTGATGCTCGACAACCAGCGTTTCGTAAAAGCCAACTTCGTCTGATCCCCCTTAGGTAGCACCACGCCATGACCGCATACAAAATCATTCAATCGTCACGGGTTGACGGTTATGGCGTGGTGCAAACTCTCGAAAACTTGGGAAGTCTGCCGCTTGGCACAAACGTCAACATTCAAAGCAGCACACGAGGACTAGACGGAAACAGTCAAGTTGTTTGGTCGCTTGTTGACTACGAACTTCTGCGCGTAGACGACGACGGCACACTCGTCTTTGATTACGACGAACCACGACCCAACCAACTGATATTTCCAAACGCAGGCGCAGATCTCGACTACGGCACAGACAGCGGTCAAGTCGTATGGGAGCCACAAGCCACCTGGATCACCTCCGCCAACGTCGAAGAATGGTTAGGCATCTCGGCGGCGACCAGCAATGACACCGCATTCATTGCCACATGCGTCGCAGCGTCAAACGTGTACTGCTACCGAGTACGACACGAAGCCGGCTACGGCGACGACACAGACGTCGTGCCTGATGCGTCCGTCAAACTTGGAGCAACAATGATGGCAGCCACGTTGTATCGCGAAAGAGGCTCGGTTGACTCATTCTCGTCATTTGACCAAATGGGCGCCACCGTACCGTTCGGCACAATGGCACGCATCAAACAACTGCTCGGCATAGGAAGGCCGCAAATCGGTTGAAATGGCTGCCACAGGAATACTCGCTGCCGCATACAACAACGTATGCACACGCCTAACCGCTGCCGGAATGGTCGTGGTCAAAGACCCACGAAACGCCAGACCTCTCAGCGTTTTTGTCGAGTTACCGACAGCGCCACCGTTCAACAGCAACATCGTTGACGTCACCATCGTGTGCCGCATCTTGGCAGGTGGCCCAGGTAACAGCGACGCCGCCGACTACCTTTTAACCCAGGCAGACATCATTCACCAAAACGTCGAAGGCATCGTAGACATACGACCCTCAACCGCCCTAATCGGCGACCAACAAATCCCGGCATACGACCTCACGGTCAGAGTCTCAACAAGGAGAACATAAAAATGGCAACCACCACCACGCTGAGTCAACCAGCACTCAAAATCAACAACGTCGATTACAGCGACCAATGCACGTCAGCCGTAGTCACCGTAGCGTTCGAACAATTAGAAGCGACTTCATTTGCAGACAGCGCACGCAAATACACCGCCGGCCTGGGAAACCACCAGGTCACCTGCACACTTATGCTTGACTACGGCGCCAGCGAAGTTGAAGAAAACTTGCAAGCCCTCGTCGGCACGACCACGACAGTTGTCGTGTTCGCAACAAGCAGCACAACGGCAGCAACGGATAACCCTGAATACACGTTCACAGGAATGTACCTGGCGGAACTGACCCCGATCAATGGTGAACTTGGCTCACTCCAGACCGTGGATCTCACCTTCACCGGAGGCACGTTCGTTCGCGCCGTGTCATAACCCAAACAAGAAAGCACCGACATGCAACTAACTATTCAAGTGACCACAAACGATGACCAATACACGGTAGAAACCAACTTATTCACCATCGTTGCGTGGGAACGCAAATTTAAAACAAAAGCAAGCAACCTGGCACAAGGCATCGGCATGGAAGATCTTGCATACCTGGCCTACGAAGCATCAAAACAAACTGGACACGTCGTTCCGGCCGTGTTCGACGATTTTGTAAAACGAGTTGTCAACCTTGAGGTAATAGGAGAAGGCGACGAACGCCCTACCAACGAGGCACCTACCGGCGAGCACTAGCAGAACTCTTGCTTGCCGTCGGTTGGTGGCCTCCACAAATCGAATTTGACGTCAAAGATCTCTACACAGTTAACGATGTAGCGAAAGAGAGAAACAAGCATGGCCGCCGCTAGGTCACCTAAACCGACACTTGAAGAACTTGCAAGCGTTGAAGTGTACGGCGTGCCAGAAATGCTCAAAACGCTCGGCGAGATCGACCCAGCGTTACGGCGCGCAACAATCGCAAAAATGAAACTGGCTGCAAAGCCAATGATTGAAGAAGCCAGGAGCCTCGTACCTGAGGCGTCACCCGTTGACAACTGGGGCACCTGGAAAGGCGGCTGGGATCCACGCCTCGCGCGCAAAGGCATCAAAGTCACCTACAAAGGCCCTACACTACGCAACAAAAATTTGACGCTGTTTCCGCTGCTAAAACTGGTCAACACATCGGCAGCAGGAAGCATCGTTGACATAGCCGGCCGAGCAAACGGCAAAGGACGCAACTCGGAAGGCGAAGCCAGGGGCCGAGCGTTCTACCGTAAAATCAGCAAAGAAATGAATAGTGACGCCTCACGCATCGCTTGGAAAGCCGCTGAACGGCATCTGTCAGACGTACAACAAGGCGTCCAGGACGCAATCGTAGAGATGGAAGATGCAATCAACAAACGAGTGAAACGAATCTGACATGGCAATCAAAGTCCCCATCATTTCTGAGTTTCAGCCAAAAGGCATCAACAAAGCCGTCAAAGATTTCAAACGGCTAGAAACAAACGGACAAAAAGCGGCCTTCGCTCTCAAAAAGGCGTTTGTGCCGGCTACTGCCGCACTTGCCGGTTTAACGGCTGCCGCAGGTGTGTCACTTAAAGCAGCGGTAGAGGATCAAGCACAACAAGCGGAACTTGCACGGACGCTACAAACAACGACGGCAGCAACACAAGATCAAGTTGCTGCGGTTGAGCAGTACATAGCGCAAACAGAGAAAGCAGCCGCAGTTAGCGACAGCGAGTTACGACCAGCATTTGCGAACCTGGTTCGCGCAACCGGCGACGTTACTAAAGCCCAACAGTTGATGACGCTTGCGCTTGACGTAGCGGCAGGCACAGGCAAAGATCTTGAAACCGTGACAGAGGCGCTACAGGAGGCGTTTCAGGGCGAGGTCGGGCCACTCAAAGAACTTGACAAGTCGCTAACAGATCTAATTGCAAGCGGCGCAGACGCCGACACCGTGATGGCGCAACTTGCCGACACGTTCGGGGGAGCAGCACAACAATCAACCGAAACGCTTGAAGGCCGTTTCAAGTTGATGCAAATAGAACTCAACAACGCTAAAGAAGCCATAGGCGTTGCGTTGCTACCTATTTTGGAACGATTATTACCAGTTCTGGAATCTGCTGCACAATTCATCGCTAACAACACAGACAACCTTTTGGCGCTCGCAGGTTCAATCGCAGTTGTGTCAGGCGCAATCGTTGCGCTCAACATTGCAATGAGCGCCTACAACACAATCCAAACCCTTACAACAATTTTGAATGCAGCGTTGACAGGATCGTTCACAGCGTTATGGGTTGCAACAGGTGTCGGAATCATTGTTGCAATCATTGCTGCAATCGTTACGTTGCAAATCAAATTCAACATTCTTGGCAGGGCAGTCAACGCCATTAAGCAAAAATTTTACAGGCTATGGGAAGCCATCAAATTTATTATTAACGGCGCAATCGACGCCATCAACGACCTCATAAAAGTCATCAACTTGATCCCAGGGATTGACATTCCGCAAATACCGCACGTCGGTCGAGAGGCCGAAAAATCGACAGCGTTGATCGACGCAATGGGCGACGCCATACGCAACGCAGCAATACAAGCCGAATTTACAAGTGAGCCAATGGGCCGATTTGAAAAGTCAGTTCGTAACGTGGAAAGCCGAGGCGACCAGTTAGCGACAACACTTGGCCGTGTAAACGTCGAACTTGACCCGCTGAACAATGGCATAGAAACAGCCACAACACGTCTGGACAAATTTTTCAACACGCTTGACAGGCAAAAAGCAGCCGACAGGTTCATTGAGGATCTTAAAGAAGTTGCGAAACGTCTAGGCGGCATACGTGAAGGCACCGAGGAATGGCAACAGGCGCAGAACGACGCCTACGAGGCCCTGCGACAGTTGCGGACAGAACGAGACGACCTGTCTGATTCGTTTTTTGAGGTGCTAAAACTCGAGATTGACACAGGCGATCTCGATAGAGCCATTTTGTTAATGGACAACCTTGTTGACCTGGGCGGACAAATTACCGTGCCGCGAACCGTTGCCGACTTACAAAATTTTGGGACGACGGCCCCGTCACTCGGTGCCTCTACCGGAGCCGGCTCAACCACAACGATCAACATGGGCGGCATTTTTATGCCCGAAGGCACGACAGGCGACGACATTCAGCGGGCTCTAGAAAAGTACACACGTCGCAACGGTGCTGCTTCCATAGCAATCACAGACACGTCGAGGTTGTGACATGACGGCGTGGGCGGGCTGGCGAATAGATCTGATTGACGGCGCTACGCTGACAGAAATCACGCAGTACGTTCAGGGTTTCAAAATACGTAATCAAATACGCATTGGTCGTTTCAGCCCTACCGACGTCACGTTGACCTTGAACAACGACGGCGGCGAGTTTACACCGACCGCTGGCGGCGGTACAGGCACGTTCGCTGCAATTGACTGGCTTACGAAAGCAATCCGCATCGGGCCCTCGGACGATTCGTCACGATCGAGCGCACGCGCTGTTTTTGTTGCGGATTTTGAGTTGAAAGACAACGGCACAGAATCATCTGTCAAATTGACATGCCGTGACTGGATGTCCGTTGCGTCAAGTCAACAACACGACGTTGCAGAAAACACAAGCACAACTGATTTTGCCACGTTTATTGAAAACGTGTTAAAAGGCACGTCAGGCTTTGGCGACGGCGCCACGTTGCCAAATTTTGGCATTACACCTACGTCAATCAACGTGCAGGTTAAAGACTTTATGTCGAGTGACGAAACGGTAGACGAACTTGCAAGACCAGCCGCAACCAACGTCACGTCAATTGACTACATAAATCGTGCCGTGTTTAACGGCTACCCGTGCATCGTCATCCCAATTGACGCCGGCATCAGCGGAACAGCCGTCGGATTTGCAGCCCTCGCACTCAATCGCACCCTGACATACAAAAACGCCAGCAGAGTACCTTTCACGTTTTCAGAAAACCCATCTGGCACAACGCTCGCTTTTGCCAGATTAGATCCAGGTTTTAATTTTGACGATTTAACAAGCACAGCGACTGTTGCTTCAGGCATGACAGGCATATCAGCACAAACGTCAACAAACACCGCAACCGGCCAAAAGTACGGGACGCGCGCACGAAGGTACGCAAGCACAGGCAACAACGTGACAACAGACGGCCTTACCTCCGCCGGGGCTCTCGACGCCGCAAAATTTTGGACAAACCGACAAGACACGCCCCGCTACATACCAAGACGATTAGAAACGTCAATCGAACTGATCGACGAACGCAACGGATCGGCCGCAGCACTTACGCTCAAATATTTGCTTGATTACTACTTCCCCTGGTTTCAAACCTGCGACATCACCTACACACCGACCAACGGCAACCAAGTGACAGCACAATGCGTCATTGCCGGCCGCACAATCCAGGCCGTACCAGGCCGCACAACAATCACACTCGACCTATTGCCAGCAGTTGACTACCAGTCATTCATTCTCAATTCAACGACGCTCGGCGTACTTAACACCAATAGATTAGGATAAACAAATGGGCTTCCCGTTCTCATCAGGCGACGTGCTTACAGCAGCAGATCTCAACAGCATTGGCGAATTTATTTCATTCACCCCAAGTTTTACTACCGGAGTTACAGTTGGAAACGGAACATTTGTGGCCGACTATGCGTTAGTAGGCGAAAAAATGTGTATGTTCCGTATTCGTTTCACACTCGGCTCAACGTCGGCAATAACTGGCGCCGTTCGTATTGCTTACCCGTTTACAGTTGATGACACATGGATAGCCGGAATCGGACTATGCGAATTTGAAGACACTTCCGGCCCTGAATACTTTGGTCGAATTTATCGCTATTCAGGGACAGAATTTAATGTAACGTATGATTCAGTTTCAAGCAGCAAACTTGTTCCTGGGTATTTGTCGAGTTCGCAGCCCTTTTCGTGGTCTACAGATGACAAGATCGTCGTCAAGGCACTTGTTAAATTACAATGATGCGAAGCGCCTCCATCATTTTTGTTGGCCTCATTTTTGTGCTTATCGGCATGTGGGGACTCTCTGAATAAGTGTTCCGCTACCTGCATCGCGCAGCCCTAGCAGCGTACTGGGGCCTCATTGTTGTTGCGATCGCAGCAACACCTGCAAACGCGCAAACCTACACCGTAACGATCACACCTGAACAACCATTTGTGGATTGGCAAGTCACATTTGTTGAAGGCGACCGCCTCGACCTTGTGGCGTCCACCAATGTTTCGTGCGATCAGTTTGATTGGGCAGAGCATCCCGACTTGTACCTACAACTAATCGACGAATCAGGCAATGTTGATTTCTCTGATGACGACGCTGCCAGCACCGAAGAAAACTGTTACGCGTCCAGATTGTTGTTGGAGGAGGTTGTAGGCGAGTTCACTCTACGTTTCACCACCTATCAGGCAGTCGTTACAGGGGAACCTGTACCGGCCGGCACTTTTACTGTGCAGTTTGGCGAAAACTCGTGGACACCAACACCGACCACGACCACATCGACGACTACGACGTCAACAACGACATCGACGTCAACAACCACGACGTCAACGTCAACAACAACGACATCGACGTCAACCACTTCAACAACCACAACCGTTCCGCCCACGACAACGACGACGACCACCGTTGCACCGACAACAACCCAACAACCAACCACAACAACGTCAACAACTACGACCTCGACCACCACAACAACAACGTCAACGACGTCAACAACAACAACCTCTACCACCGTTGCACCAACTTCAACGACCACTACCGTCCTAGTCAGCACAACGACTGACGAAGCACCGACAACTCCAACCAACACGTTGCCAGCACCACCGCCAGACGCTCCCGAATCCGTCAAACAAGAATTTGAGGAGACCGTCAACATATACACAACCGAAGGCTACGAAACCTACGTGCCAGCCGGCTCAACCGTTGACGTCGCCACACGTCGAACAGTCACCGCTGCTGCCGTTGTGCTCGGCACCGTGCCAACCTTTGCACCAACCAGGAGATTCCGGTGAAACACCTCAAAATTTTGTTCGAAAGCGCAATCATGGCGCTTGGCTTCGGCCTCGTCCTCATCACGCTTTCAGGTACTACCCAAAAATGGGCCATATGGATTAGCGTTGCATCTGTGACCTTCTACATAGCCTCTCAATACTTAGGAGAAAAAGAATGATCAAAAAAACTTTGACACGATTGCTCGCAGTATTCGTTGCAGCAGCAATCCCGAACGTCCTTGTCGGACAACTCGTAGACGTTGACGTGTGGCGCGCGGCCATCATGTCCGGCGCAATCGCAGTCCTCGGCGTCGTGCAGCAACTCGCAGTCGTTTACCGTAACGACGGCGAAGTCACAGAAGACGACGTTGATGCCGCAATTAGTAAGGGCGCATGATGGCCAGGGAATACACAGGCTTCGACAAGATTGGGCACAAAAGGCCGGGCCTCGAAGGTTTCATCAAAGCAATGCAAACTGCGTCAGACCGCCA